CGACAAAAGATGGGAGTTATGTTTGGTGATCCGTGGACGACGAGTGGTGGTAAAGCAATTGCGTTTCACGCAAGTGTCCGTATTCGTTTGAAAAGTATGGGTCAAATTAAAAAAGGTGCAACCACAGAAGTCATCGGTGGAAAATGTGAAGCAACCATTGTAAAAAACAGAATGGGTCCTCCACAACGAAAAGCATCGTTTGAAATTTATTTTAATCGTGGTATTGATGACATAGGAAGTTGGATAACAACTTTAAAAACTCACAAAATTCTAAAACAGGGTGGTGCTTATTATTCATTCACAGACTCTAAAGGAAAAGACTATAAGTTTATGGCAAAGGAGTTTCCTGAAATGTTGAAAGATGAAGACCTAAGAACTGAACTATACACACATATTTGTGATAATCTTATCATGGAATATCAATCAGCAAATAGTGTAATTGACGAAGATGTTGAGTTTGAAGATAACGATACAATTGCTGAACAAGAATTAGCAACGGTGTCTGATGAGTGATAAGAATAAAATCTTTAGTTTATTTCAAGAGTTTTCTGAAGAACAGAAAACTGAACTTAAACACGATAGAGATTTAAATTCAGATACACTGCTAATAGATGGCATGAATACTTTCATGCGAGTTTGGAGTATGTATCCAACCACAAACGAAAACGGAGACCATATAGGTGGATACACAGGTTTCCTAAAAAGCATAGGACACGCAATTCGTTTGCGTAAACCAACCCGATGTATAATTGTTTTTGATGGAAAGGGAGGAAGTACACGCAGAAGAAAAATATTTCCAGACTATAAAATGAAAAAGAATGTTCGGTTTCGTGTAAATCGTGCATTAAGTTTGGATATGGATCAAACAGAAGAGTCAAGTTCAATGAAATATCAAATAGTAAAACTAATTGAATATTTAAACTTGCTTCCTGTAACTACAATCTGCATAGATAATGTTGAAGCAGATGATGTAATTGCCTTACTTGCGAGAACTCATTTCAGTGGTCTTGGGAAAAAATGTACTATTATGAGTACCGATAAAGACTTTCTTCAACTTGTAGATGAGGATGTAACGGTTTATAGTCCAACGAAACGAACGGTTTATACTGCGGAAAAAGTGTTATTTGAATATGGAATACATCCAAATAATTTTTTATTATACAGAACAATAGATGGAGATAGAGGTGATAATATTGGTGGAATGAAGGGTGTAGGTGAAAAGAAACTAAAAACCGCATTTCCTGAGTTTGCTACTGAAGAAAAACTAAATGTTGAAAACTTAATTAATATATGTGAACAACGAAAAAAAGAAATGCCTTTTTTTAAAAACTTTCTAAAAGAAGAAAATCAAGAGTTGTTAAAAAGAAATTACAACTTAATGCAATTAACAGATAGTATAATGCCTGCTAGTATCCAAACAAAGATTTTTGATCACGTGGATTCGCCTGTTTCAGTTTTAAACAAGTTTGAATTTAGCAAAAAGTTTGCAGAAGACCAATTATGGGCTGCTTTTCCAAATCACCATAATTGGATCATGGAAACATGGACAATTCTGAATAACTATGCAACTTCTTCACAATCTTAATTTTTTTAAGAAAATCCTTGATTACAGACGATGCTTCTGATAATCTAATTAAATAATATGACGGAGACTAATAATAACGATGTAGATACCCTACAAAAATTTGGTACTGCATTTCAAAGCAAAACAATTCGTGCTTTAATTGATGATAAATCATTTCTTGATAGAACACACGATATAATAGAAACTATGTATTGGGAAAGTGAGGCAAACAAGTGGATTGTCTCGGAAATTCTTAAACATTATGATGTGTATAAACGAACTGCGACGCTTGATGTATTTAAAATAAAGTGTGGTGATATTACAATTGATTCGTTGCGAGCAGAAGTAGTAGATAATCTAAGAACTATATTCACACAAACCGACACAAACGATGCCGAGTTTGTTAAAAATGAATTTCTTAATTTCTGTAAAAATCAAAAACTTAAAAATGCTATTATGCAAAGTGTTGATTTTCTTAAAGGTGGTCAATATGATTCTATTAAAAGAATTGTAGATGATGCTTTAAAAGCAGGAACCGAAAGAAACATGGGACACGATTATCTTAAAGATGTAGAAATAAGAATGTCTGAAACTGCACGAGATACCATCAACACAGGATGGGAAGTTATTGATGATTTAACAAACGGTGGATTAGGACCTGGTGAACTCGGTGTGATTATTAGTAGTGCAGGTGGTGGTAAAAGTTGGTGTTTAGCATCACTCGGTAAATCTGCTATGCTTAGTGGTAAAAATGTTTTACATTATACTCTTGAACTTAATGAGTGTTATGTTGGACTTCGTTACGATAGTTGCTTTACAGGAGTACCTTTTCAAGATATTGTGGAAGAAAAAGAAAAGGTGAAAAATATTATTTCAAATATCAAAGGACAACTTCTTATTAAAGAGTATCCAACAAAAGGAGTAGGAGTTAGTACAATTCTTGCTCATGCAAATTTAGCAAAAACAATGGGTTATCCTGTTGACATGGTTGTTATAGATTATGCGGACATCTTATCTCCTGGTAATCACGGAAATAATGCCAACAGTTATGTTGAACAGGGAGGAATTTATGAAGATCTCCGAGGTCTTGCGGGTGAACTCGGAGTACCTGTATGGACGGCATCACAAGCAAGTCGTTCGTCATTGGATGATAATATTATTGAAGCACAAAAAGTTGCTGATAGTTATCGTAAAATAATGACGGCAGACTTTGTGATAAGTTTGTCTAGAAAAGCAACTGACAAGGTTAGTAGTACAGGTAGATTTCATGTCATTAAAAATCGGTTCGGACCCGATGGATTGACATTTCCAAGTAGAGTAGACACATCTTCTGGTGTTATTGAAATATATGATGAAAAAAGTACAAAGGGTGCGGAAATAATGGTTGAAATGAATGATTCTGAGAATGGTACAAAGAATCTTTTAAAATCAAAGTACGATCAAATGAACAATAAAAATTCATATAATAACGAAGATAGTGTTGATATTGGATAAAAAATTTAGTATATATAGTATGTATCTTTACGATACTTTTCGTAAATATATTTATATAATTAAATTATAATGTTTCTATAAAATTCAAAACAAAGGTTACAAGTGAAAGTAAAAAAACGCAATGGTAGACTAGAAGATTTTAATGTTGATAAAATCAACAAATGTGCAGAACGGGCTGCAAAGAATTTAGATAATGTTAGTGCTAGTGAAGTTCTAATTGACGCAAAAATTAAGTTGTTTGATAAAGTAACAACTATGGATATTGATAAATCTCTTATTATGAGTGCAAGATCTAAAATTGAATTTGAACCCAATTATGCTTATATGGCTGCGAGAATGCTTCTTAATACAATTTACAAAGAAGTATTTGGAGAAGGAGTAGATAGTGATGCATTTGAACTTCAGTATCGTAAAAGTTTTATTACGAATATGCGTAGATTAGTCCGAGAAGAAATTCTCAATGAAGAACTTCTCGAATGCTTTGATTTACGTGAACTTAGTAGTATACTGAATATTGAACGAGAAAAAGATTGGAAGTATCTTGGTATTCAAACTATATATGATCGTTATTTACTGCACATAGAAGGTCGTAGAATGGAAACTCCACAAGCAATGTGGATGCGTATTGCTATGGGTCTTGCGTTGAACGAGAAACCTGAAGAACGTCAAGCATACGCAATTAAGTTTTACGAAACACTTAGTCAGTTTGATGTAGTAAGTTCCACACCAACGTTGTTTAATAGTGGAACAACTCATAGTCAACTTAGTAGTTGTTATCTTAATACCTTTGATGATTCTATTGATGGAATTTTTGATGGTATTTGGCAAGAAGCAAGAAAAAGCAAATTCGCAGGTGGACTTGGATTTGATATTACCAATTTCCGTGCAAGAGGAAGTTACATCAAAGGAACAAACGGAATCAACCAAGGACCCGTTTACTTTTGGAAACTTTACAATGATATGCTAGTTGCAGTTAATCAAGGTGGTAAAAGAAAAGGTGCAGGATGTGCATATCTTGAAACATGGCACGCTGACATTGAAGACTTTTTAGCACTTAGAAAAACCGTAGGTGATGACAGAATGCGTTGTCACGATATGAATACTGCAAATTGGATTCCTGATTTGTTTATGAAACAAGTTGAAGCAGATGGACCTTGGTATTTGTTTAGTCCAAATGAAGTTCCTGAACTTCACGAAATTTTTGGTGAAGCATTTGAAACAAAATATTGGGAATATGTTAAAAAAGGTCAAGACGGAGAACTTAGTGTTTTTCGTGAAGTAAAAGCAAAAGACATTTGGAAGAAGATGTTGAAAAGTATTTTTGAAACAGGACATCCGTGGGTTACATTCAAAGACCCAAGCAATATTCGTTATAGCAATCAACACGAAGGAACGGTTCATAGCAGTAATCTTTGTACAGAAATTCTTCTTCATACAAAACCAACTATTCACGACAACGAAGGAACTCGTTCAGTAAAAGAATACGGAGAAACTGCAACTTGTAATTTAGCAAGTGTGAATTTGAAACGTCATGTTGGTGTAAATAAACACGGAGAGAAATTTATTGATTACAAAAAACTAGAAGCAAGTGTCAAAATGGCAATGCGTATGTTGGACAATGTTATTGATCTTAATTATTATCCAACCGAAGAAGCACGTAAAAGTAATATGAATCATCGTCCTGTTGGTTTAGGTACAATGGGTTGGCATGATATGTTTTATGAATTTAATGTAGATTATGGAAGTGAAGATGCAATTCGTATTTCCGATGAAATTTATGAAAACATTTCGTATTTTGCAATTGAATCATCTTCTAATATGGCACTTGATCGTGAAACTTATAGTTCATATCAAGGAAGTCTTTGGAGTCAAGGAACATTTCCAATTGATACATGGAAACAAGTAATGAAACTTCGTGGAAATTCCGATGAAGTAAGATTGCGTAAAGATTGGGATGCTCTTAAAAAGAAAGTTGCTAAACAAGGAATGCGTAATTCAAATACAATGGCAATTGCTCCAACTGCAACAATAAGTTACATTGCAGGATGTTCGCAAAGTATTGAACCAAACTTTGGAGTTATTTTTGTGTATTCTACTTTAAGTGGTGAGTTTACAATGATGAACGAATATTTTGTAAATGATATGAAAGCAGAAGGAATATGGACAAAAGAACTTGCCAACTTGGTTAAAACCGTTGATGGTGATCTTAGCAAACTCAATGGTTCAATTCCACAATGGATCAAAGAAAAATATGTAACTGCATTTCAACAAGATCAATTCAAATTAATTGATTGTGCGGCTGCTCGTCAAAAGTGGATTGATCAAGGACAAAGTTTGAATCTATATAACGACAAAAGTAGTATGAAGTTTTTAAACGACATTTATATACACGCATGGAAAAGTGGATTGAAAACAACTTACTATCTTCGTAATCTGGCGGCAAGTGCAATTGAAAAATCAACAGGATCAAATGTAGAAGAACACAACGAAAAAAATGCAGAAACAACTGAATCAGCAGAACCATCGTTGTGTAGTTTAGAAGCAAAAATGCGTGGTGAAGTTTGCGAAAGTTGTCAATAATTTAATCTAATTGACTAAAAACCCTCGTTGGGTTAATATATATGAATATATTATTAATCTCTAACCCAAGGGGGTAAAAACTATGAATTCACGCAGATTGTTCGCAATTATGGCCATTATGGCAGTTTCCGCAAACTTTATTTTCGGAGCACCTACACAAAAACAATTAAGAGAAGTTGCGGATCACTTGCAAGATGTCTCAGTCACTATAAAAGCAAAAGCACGATATAGTAACTCAGAAGGTTCTGGTGCTATGATTATTCGTGAAGTAGAAGGTAAAAAAGTAACTTTTGTTTGGACGGCTGCTCATGTGGTTGATAATTTAAGAAAAGTGAGAACCGTTATTGACGGAGGTGCAAGCATCAAGGTAGTTGAATTTGATGATGCTTCAATCGTAAAAGAACTTGTTGAAAAAGGTCGTAGAGTCGGTGAAATGAAAATGGATGCTAAAATCATTAAGTATTCAAATGCTGACGATGGACATGATTTAGCATTGCTCATGGTTCGTGCTACTGATTATGCGAAAGATGGAGTTGACTTTTATTTGAAAGAAGACAACGACAGAATCATACCAATTGGAACAAATCTATTTCATGTAGGTTCTTTGCTTGGTCAAATGGGTGCTAACTCAATGACAACGGGTATCATTTCACAAGTCGGAAGAACTCTTGATAAATTTGAATACGATCAAACAACCGTTACTGCATTTCCAGGAAGTTCCGGTGGTGGAGTTTACTTGCAAAATGGAGAATATGTAGGAATGATTGTTCGTGGTGCAGGTGAAGGATTCAACCTAATGGTACCTGTTCGCAGAATGATACGATGGGCAGAAGAAAATGAAATTATGTGGGCAATTGATCCTAAAGTTGAAATGCCAAGTATGGACGAAATACTTGATATGCAAATTGAAGATTCTGGTGTAAAAAAATCTGACGAAGCTGAAGAAGACGAACTATCAACCAAATCAGTATTTCCATACAGAATTAAAACTGAATATAACTACGATACTAAAAGTAATAGGTTCAATAAATCAGAAGAGTTTAAAAAAGAATTACAAACAAGACCTTTTGACGGAATGAATCCATACCAAGTAGAGCATAGATAATGCGACTACTTTTATGGTTATCAATTGTTATATATTTCTTATTAAATTTTATTTCAAAAGCAGACTTTAATTCGTCTAATAAATCTGAATATAAAAAAGCACCACCACCTCCTGTTGATTGGACAGGATGGCAAAGTTTAATTGATCCACGACTTCAAAAGTCATATGATGATTTGCAGAAAAAAGAACAAGAAAGAAAAGACTTTTTGCGAACGATCAAGCAGTATACTACAATTTCCCATAAAGATGTTCAGGTTGCACTTATTATAGATAGATACAATTTATTCGGTGATGATTTCAATTCTACTTCTTATGAAGAAGATACCAAGTGGTTAGAAATATACGAAAAAGAAGTAAAACTTGCACAAGACAATTTGGATGGACAAGCATACATCTTTTTCTTTGAAGAATATGTAAAGTTATTATTAAAACGAAGTGGAATTATAAAAACTTTGAGTATGTGATATTTATAGTCATGGGACTGATTAAAAAAATATTATGTAAAATTAAATGCATTTTCAAACCTTGTTGTGATAAAGGTGATTGCAAATGCCTATGCCACGCAAAATAATATCTTTACATAGATGATATAATGTGCTATATTGTCTTCTAAATAAGGAAGATTATATGAAAAAAACATTATTATTACTATCATTGGCATTTACATTATCATCATGTAATGTAAAAAATAAACTTTTAAAGTATACCGGAACAAATGATTCCGATAGACTTGGTGTAACAAAACAAGAAGTAGTTGAAGAAAAACCCAAACCAACTACCGTTGTAGTTAAAAAAACTGAGAATAAAGGTGCAGTTAACGAAAAGTCTTGTACCGAAGTATTAGATGCTGAAACTGAAAACGAATCTATAACTTTAAACGATTCACTTCCTGAAATTAAACCTGATACTGATTACACTTTTATGTTGTATATTGTAGGTGGATTGCTTATTGTTTGGTTTGGAATAAAAACTTTAATAAAACATAAAAAATAATAATCCATTTAACGACTTATATCGTTATATATATTGATATGAAAACTGGTGAACTACTTAGAAAAGAATCAGAGGGAGTAAATCAAATTCTTCCTCATAAACATAAATGGGCATGGGATCTGTATGAACAGGGTGTGAAAAACAACTGGGTTCCTACTGATGTGCCGATGACTAAAGATGTCACAAATTGGAAGTCGTCTGATGATTTAGTGTTAAGTGAAGATGAACGTCTTGTAATCAAGAGATGTCTTGGTTTCTTTGCAGGAAGTGAAAGTCTTGTAGCAAATAACTTAATGACTTTAAGTAAGTACATCACAGACCCAGAGTGTCGTCAGTATATGGCACGTCAAATGTACGAAGAATGTTTGCATAATCACACTGTAGTTTATATTTGCGATAGTCTTGATTTGAATATTGGTGAAGTATACGAAGCATATCAAAACGTTCCATCGATCAAAGCAAAAGATGATTTTCTTATGAAAGTCACAGGAGGACTTAATGAAGCAGATATTGATACATCCACAACACAAGGTCGTAGAGAGTTATACAAGGCTGCGTTTACATATTGGGTTGTGTGCGAAGGAACATTCTTTTTCAGTGGATTTGCAATGCTTCTTGCGTTAAGTGATAAGATACCTGGTATCGCAGAGCAAATTCAGTATACTCTTCGTGATGAAAGTATTCATATTAAATTCGGAACTACATTACTCAATAAACTCAAAGAGCAATATTCTGATATTATGGACTCTGAGTTTGAAGAAGAACTTACCGAGGTGCTTAAAAAAGCAGTAGACTTGGAAATTCAATATGCACAAGATGTTCTTCCACGTGGAATTCTTGGATTAAATTCAAGTATGTTTGTTGAGTATATGCAATTTATTGCTAATCGTAGATTGGAAAATCTTAACATGAAATTCCGTTACGATAGTGATAATAATCCATTTCCTTGGTTAAGTGAGGTTATTGATATCCGCAAACAAAAGAACTTTTTTGAAACACGAGTAATAGATTATCAAGACGAATCCGCATTAGTTGACGATTTTTGATAGTAGATACATATATATGTATGTGGACTACGATAAGGAATTATACGAAAGCAGTTTATATTATCGTCATGTTGTTGACGAAAGTAGAGAAATTGAAAAACACAAATGGATAGAATCTGAAAAGAGTGGTTCTGATATAGGAAAAGATAAAGCACGGTGGTCGTGGATTTGTCATCATAAAAATGATTGGCATTCTTTTTGGTTGCAAGAAAATTTGGAGGAATTGGAAAATAAAAATGATTAGTTTTTATATTTATAATCATGGCAGATGATAATAATATAACAACTCCGTCAAACCAAGATAGATTCTTAAAGTTTCTTCCTACAAAACCACTTAAACATTTAAAGTTACTTATTGTTGTAATTTTACATTGGTTGGTAGTCCTTGGAAACTTTTCTGCATTCTTTATTTTGGCATTCCAAGGATTCACTCCATATGGATTTCCTTGGTATGTATGTTTACCTTTATGCTCTTTTATTATGTTAATTTCATTTTCAAGAGTATTAGATTGTCCAATGACACGGTACGAAAATAAATTAAGAGTACAATTAGGAAGACCTACCATTAAAGGATTTATTGGTCACTATTTTCTCAAACCATATGTTCGCAGAAAACTGAGAAAAGCACGTGCCAAGAGAAAATCTAAAGAGCAGGTATGAAGATTTCATTGGTAGATGCAATTTCATTTTCAAAGTGGGTATTTGAAAAGCACAAAGTGCCAACCAAGCATTCAGATGTATGTGCGGATGTTTTAATAAGTGCAGATGAACTTGGATTTAAAACACATGGATTGAGTCGCCTTGGATATTACATCAAACGAATAAAAGATGGTGTAATAAAAGTTGAAAATGAACCTGAACTAATTCGTGATAAAAAATCATGTGGAATTGTTGATGGTAAAAATACTCTTGGTCAGATAGTTGGAAAATTTGCAATGGACATTGCAATTAAAAAAGCAGAACAACATGGAATAAGTTGTGTTGCTGTAAAAAATTCATCTCATTATGGTATTGCAAGTTATTATAGTCGGTATGCAACTGAAAAGAATTTAGTGGGAATGAGTTTTACCAATGCTCGTCCTGCGGTTGCACCTGTAAATGGATTAGAACCAAAGTTGGGAACTAACCCTTATGCCATCGCATTTCCATCGGATATGAAGTTTCCGTTTAGTATAGATTGTGCGACATCAATATGGCAACGAGGAGACTTGGAAGTTCGTGCAAGACAAACACCTGATATGTATGTTCCTGGATGTGCAATAGAATCTGAAAATCAGAATTTAACATTTGAAAGATCACTTCGTTGGTTGAAAAAAGGAATTGCCGCGTTGAAACCCGTAGGAGGTCATAAAGGATATGGATTATCAGTTGCAATAGAACTTATGTGTTCTGCGTTTCAAAGTGGTGCGTATATGAGCAAGTTAAGTGGTTTATATGAAGGCAATGAAGATGATCCAAGTTATGATATAGGTCACTTTTTTATTTGTGTTGATCCTGAGAATTTTACAGATATAAAGACATTCAAAAAAAATGTCGGAGATGTTCTACGTGAATTAAAAAACAGTAAATCAAAAAAACAAACAGACGATATTTTGGTTCCTGGTGAATTAGAGTATTTGAGTTCACAGAAAGTACATAAAGACGGAATTGAAATTGATGCTGAATTGTTTGATGAGTTAAAAAAACTTGGATACGAAACTTGGCAGAAACAAAACACAACAAAAAATTTGAAATAACTATTGCGATTTTAGGAATAATGGGAGGTGCAATACTTCCGTTTCCAAGTTTAATCGGTTGGGGATTCGTTGTGTTCACGATTGTTAATTTGTTAAGTATGATATTTTTTATTAGACAAAAAATGTATTGGTTGTGTGCATTGTCTTTTTATTTTGTTGTGGTAGACGCAATTGGTGTTTGGATAAATTTGATTCAAAAGCATATATTATAAAAAATAATAAACTATAATCGTTTTTTATTCGTTATATAGTTGACTATATGTTTAAGAATATGATATATATTAGGTAACGGTTATGAACAAAAACGTATATCTCGTAGAAGGCATCCGAACACCATTTTGTAAAATGGGTTCGAGGTTTGCAAATACATCGGCTGCTGAGTTGGGAACAACTGCAACCAAAGCATTATTTGCAAAAATGGATTTAGACCCAAGCATCATTGATGAAAGTGTTATGGGTTGTGTATGTCAACCTGCTGATACCGCAAATATCACCAGAGTTATTGCTTTAAAGTCAGGAGTACCAAAATGTGTACCTGCTTATACTGTACATCGCAATTGTGCAAGTGGGTTTGAATCAATCACACAAGCACATGATAAAATAAATGCAGGTCGTGGAGATGTGTATTTAAGTGGTGGCACAGAGAATATGACACAAGCACCATTTTTGTATCGAAAAAGTGCAGTTGATAAATTTACAAAGTTGTCAAAATGTAGAACCTTCCGTGACACCTTACATACCGCATTATCATTTCGTTTAAGAGATTTTTCTCCTATCATCAGTCTAAGACTTGGATTGAGTGATTTAACCGTTGGAATGAACATGGGTGAAACTGCTGAACTTATTGCACGTGAAAATTTGATTACTCGTCATCAACAAGATTCATTTGCAATGGAGTCGCATTTAAAAGCATTCGTAGCAACTGATAAATTGTCCGAAGAAATTACTCCGTTTTATTTTGCAGATGGAACTTTTGTTGATGCTGACAACGGAGTTCGTGGTAAGCAAAATATGGGTGCTTTAGAAAAACTACGTCCTGTGTTTGATAAGCAAGGAACTGTTACTGCGGGTAATGCTTCTCAAATTACAGACGGAGCAGTTTCGGTTTTGATTGCAAGTGAAGATGCAGTTAACGAACACAACTTTACTCCACTTGGAAGAATTTCTGCATACGCATTTGCAGGATGTGATCCTGAGAGAATGGGATTGGGACCTGTAAATGCAATTCAAAAAGTTTGCGAACAAACTAATCTCAAATTAAAAGACTTTGATTTAATAGAAGTAAATGAAGCATTCGCTGCACAAGTTCTTTCTGTATGCAAGCAACTAAAAAACAATACAGATTTGGGAGAAGTTGATCCAAGTAAATTAAATGTAAACGGAGGAGCAATCGCACTTGGTCATCCGGTGGGATGTTCTGGATCAAGAATTGCACTTACAACTTTAAAAGAGTTGGAAAGAAGAAATGCGAAAAGAGCATTAATTTCACTTTGCATCGGTGGTGGTCAAGGTGGAGCAATCATTTTAGAAAGAGATTAATATGAGCAACTCAATTAAAAGAGAACAACACGACAACGTATTAACGATAATTTTCGATCAAGAAAATTCGGTTGCAAATGTATTCAATGAAGAATTGTTTGAAGAACTAAATGAACAATTACAATTCATTGAAGATAATCAAAAGAATTATACAGGTGTAATATTCAAAAGTGCTAAACCTGCAATCTTTATCGCAGGTGCCGATTTAAAATCATTTGCAAGCAATCCATCACCAGAACGAATTGAATATTTAATTGAACTTGGTCAAAAAACTTTTGATAGAATTGCTAATCTTAAAATTCCAACTGTTGCGGCTATAAACGGTGCGTGTGTGGGTGGTGGTTATGAACTAGCACTTGCGTGTGATCATCGTGTTGCTACACTTGATTCAAGTACCAAGATTGGATTACCTGAAACTATGCTTGGTATTTTACCTGCATGGGGTGGTTCAACTCGTTTGCCTAGATTAATTGGATTACCTGCGGCTATGGGAATTATTCTTGCGGGTAAAGTAGTTGTTCCAAAGTTGGCATATAAACTTAAAATGATTAGTAGAGTTTGTCACAAAGAAAATTTAGATGCAACTGCGAAAGCAATGTTAACTTATGGTAAAACAAAATACAAAAGATTTTTATTGAATAAGTTTCCGTTGAAACTAATTGCAAAAAGTAAAGCAACCAAGAATGTATTGAAAACAACAGGTGGAGTTTATCCTGCTCCATTAAAAGCACTTGATGTTATGGTTGAAGGCCTCGGTGTTTCTATGCAAGAATCGTTGGAACTTGAAAAGAAAGCATTTGCAGAACTTCTTAATTCGGATGTTGCTAGTAATCTTGTTAACATTTTCTTTTTACAAGAACGAAGCAAGAAAACAAAAAGTGATAAAGATTTCAAAGTAAACAAAACTGCGGTTATTGGTGCAGGAGTTATGGGAGCAGGTATTGCTCAATGGATTAGTTCTCGTGGTGTGAAAGTATTATTAAAAGATATTAAACCTGAGTTTGTTTCTAAAGGAATTGCTACAATCAATAAGTTATATTCTGCGGCTGTCAAGAAACGAGTAATGACAAAAACTGAAGCAACTCAAAAGTTGGATAATGTCACACCGATTACAGAATCACTACCAATGAAGAATGTTGATTTGGTTGTAGAAGCAGCCATTGAACAATTAGATATTAAGCAAAACTTATTTGCGGAACTTGAAACTCTTGTTCGTGATGATACAATTCTCGCAACAAACACATCAGCACTTAGTATTGTGGATGTCGCAGAAAAAATGCAACACAAAGAACGAGTTGTTGGTATTCACTATTTTAATCCTGTTCATAAAATGAAGTTGGTTGAAGTTGTAAAAGGAGAATGTACAAGTGAAGAAACAATTCTTAAAGCAACTCAATTTGTAAAGAAAACAGGTAAACTTCCTGTGGTTGTAAAAGATAGTCCTGGTTTCTTGGTGAATCGTATTTTGATGCCTTATTTAATTGAAGGTGTTCATCTTGCAAATGGTGGATTAGACATTGAGTATGTTGATAAACTTCTTCGTAATTTTGGAATGCCAATGGGACCATTTCGTTTGATCGATGAAGTTGGTGCAGATGTATGTCAACACGTTGCTGATGATTTACTTAATAGATTAGATACCAATTTTCCTAATAGTAATCTTCTTCGCAGAATGATTGAAAATAAAGAACTTGGAAAGAAAACAGGAAAAGGATTTTATGCGTATAAAAATGGTAAGTCAAACGGAGTACGTAAAATTCCAAGAAATAATTCACTTAAAGTAGTTTGTGAAAATGATCAAGAAATTGTTGATAGATTAATTTTAATTATGATAAACGAAGCAGTTCGTTGTCTAGAAGAAGGTGTAGTTGAATCACCTGAAGATGTAGACTTTGGTATGATAATGGGAACAGGATGGGCTCCGTTTCGGGGAGGACCTATTCGTTATTTGGATTCAATCGGTGCAACTGAAATTGTAAACAAACTAAAAGCACTTTCAAAACGAAATTCATATTTTGAACCATGTGAAATGCTAAAGGAATATGCAAAAAACAATAAAAAATTCTACGAGGAAAACTAATGAGTCAAATTGATACATCAAAAATGTCCAAGGGTAAAGCAGATGCCTTGGAAGCAGCCGAGGCTGCACGTGATAAAGGAAAAAAAGGAACTAAAAGTTTTAGTGGTGGGTTGTTCACAGGTGAAGCAAACTACGATTTAATTTATCCGTTTCCAAAGCAATCCGATGAAGATAAATCAAAAGGAGATGGATTTCTTGATGAATTAACAAAAGTATTAGATGACCATGTAGACGCAGACGCAATTGATCGTGAAGGAGAAATTCCTGATAAAGTATTTGAAGAACTTGCAAAGATTGGTGCATTTGCAATTAAAATTCCAACGGAATATGGTGGACTTGGTTTATCACAAACAAATTATTCTCGTGCGGCTATGAAGTTGGGTGAAGTATGTGGTAATATAACTGCGTTAATATCAGCACATCAAAGTATCGGAGTTCCACAACCATTGTTACTTTACGGAACAGACGAACAAAAGCAAAAGCATCTTCCTCGTTTTGGTAAAGGTGAAGTAAGTGCATTTGCATTAACTGAAGAAAGTGTTGGAAGTGATCCTGCACAAATGACTGCATTTGCAGAGTTATCTGATGATAAAACTCATTATGTATTAAACGGAGAAAAACTTTGGTGTACAAACGGAGTTAAAGCAAGTGTTATTATTGTAATGGCAAGAACGCCTGATGCAGAAATCAAAGGTAAAATGCGTAAAAGCATTTCCGCATTTATTGTGGACATGGATACACCTGGTGTTGAAATAGTTACTCGTTGTCGTTTTATGGGTCTTAAAGCATTGTATAATGGTGTTGTAAGATTTACCAATGTAAAGATACCTGTGGAGAATTTGGTAGCAGGAGAAGGCAAAGGATTAAAGGTTGCACTTAGCACATTGAATACAGGTCGTCTTACATTACCAGCTGCTTGTGTGGGACTTATGCGTAGTTGTTTAAAGATTTGTCGTGAATGGGGTGCTTCACGTGAACAATGGGGTTGTGCAATCGGTAAGCACCAAGCAATTGGTGATAAAATTGCTAAGATTGCGGCCAAGAATTTCGCAACTGAAAGTATCGTTCTTTTTACATCAAGTTTAGTAGATGGTAAAAAAGCAGATATTCGTGTAGAATCTGCAATGTGTAAAATGTGGGGAACAGAAGAAGCATGGAAAGTAGCAGATGAAACGATGCAAATTCGTGGTGGTCGTGGTTACGAAACTGCTGACTCACTTCGTAATCGTGGAGCAGAACCAATTCCTGTGGAAAGATTTCTACGTGATTGTCGTATCAATATGATTTTTGAAGGTTCAAGTGAAATTATGCGTTTGCTTTTGGCACGTGAAGCACTTGATCCACATCTTAAAGCAGCTGGAGCAGTTCTTGATTCTCGTCTTCCTATCGGTGTTCGTTTGAAGGCTGCAATCGGAGCAGGATTCCATTATGCACTTTGGTATCCAAAACAATGGTTACCAACATTCAACTCAGGACCTTCTGGATTAAATGGAAGTTTGAGAAAGTATCTTCGTTATGTTTCACGTACAAGCAAGAAACTTAGTCGTAAACTTTTTCATAGTATGGCAATTTATGGACCAGGTCTTGATAAGCAACATAAACTTCTAGGTCGTTTAACGGAAATCGGAACAGAGTTGTTTGTAATTTCTGCGTGTGCATTGCGTATTGATAGTATGATTAAAGATGAACCTGAAAAGAAAGCAGAGTATCTCGAACTTATGGATGTTGTTTTTAACGAATCAAAGATTCGCATCAAAAACAACTTCTACGGAATGCGTAACAATAACGACAAAAAGAATTATTCTTTCGCAAAGAAAATCCTTGGGGGTACATTCAAGTTTCTTGAGTAATGCATACGATTCTTGATTTCTTTAAAATAGGAATCGGTCCATCTAGTTCGCATACAACAGGACCAATTAATGCGAGTAGATTATTTGTAACTTTTTTAAAGCAACAAAAAATCTTTGGTGAACTTGATTCTGTAAAAATTGAGTTATGTGGTTCACTTGCACTAACAGGTAAAGGACATGGAACTGATGTTGCAATCATTCTCGGTTTGCAAAATATGTTACCTGAGAAAATTACAAGCAAGAATATTGAAGATGTCAGAAACATAAACAAAGAAATTAAATTGGGTGGAATCCGAAAAATTCCATTTGATAAAAGTAGTATAATTTTCAATGCAAACAAAACATTAAAGCAACATCCAAACGGAATAATTTTTTATGCATATAAGAATGGCAAAGAAATAGCAAAAAGAATTTATTTCAGTATCGGTGGTGGATTTGTAGTCACCGAGGAAAATGCAAAAAAAGATAAATTCAAAACCACCACAAAAAAGGTTTTACATCCATTTGAAAATGCAACTGAAATGTTCACAATTGCGAGCAATTTAAATTGTAAGATTTCTGAGTTGGTTCTAGAAAATGAAGTTGCATATAGAAAAAAACGTGAAACAAAAAAGAAACTAAAGCAAATTTGGAATGTAATGCAGGATTCTGTCGAACGTGGACTAACCTCAACCGGAACTTTAGTTGGTTCGTTGAAACTTGAAAGACGAGCATCTAATATGTACACAAAGTTTCTTGAAACTCAGGAAGTGGGCAGTAGTAATTTTTTGGAATATGCAAGTATTTGTGCAATTGCAGTTAATGAAGAAAATGCGGATATGCATAAAGTTGTTACTGCTCCTACGAATGGTGCAGCCGGAATTATTCCTGCGACTATGATGTATATAGATGAATACATTACAAACAAACCTAAAGAATGGTATATTGATTTTCTATTAACTGCTGGTGCGATTGCTATGCTATATAAAATGAACGCAAGTATAAGTGGTGCGGAGGTTGGTTGTCAAGGTGAAGTGGGTGTTGCTTGTAGTATGGCGGCCGGTGCATTAACCGAAATTGTAGGTGGAAATCTTAAACAAATAGAATGTGCATCAGAAATTGCAATGGAGCATAACTTAGGTCTTACTTGCGATCCAATTCAAGGATTAGTTCAAATTCCATGTATAGAAAGAAATGCAGTTGGTGTGGGGAAAGCAATCAATGCAAGTCGTATAGCAATGCTTGAAGATAAAAAATCAAAAATCTCATTGGACTCTGTAATA